ACACTTACTGAATCATTTTTGGATTGTGGTAACACGGTCGGAAGGCGGAACGTAAAAAATTCCGCTTTTTTTTATTCATTTTGTTGTTATATTAAAAAGTATTATTATATTTGTTCAACAATTAACAATTAAAAACACGAATTATGAAAGATTTATCAAGAGATTGCCAAGAGTGTAACGGATGGGGAACTATAACAATTGAACACAACGGTACAGAAATTCCTTATTTACAGGATATAGTAGACTACGAGTGTATGAGTTGCACGGGAACGGGTGAACAGTTAGACCCTGAATTAGTTCAAGAGCGTATTGAAGAGGTTAACGACATGATTTTAGGAATGCAAACACGAATGAGAATGCACTCAGATTTTATCATGCAGTTAAAGAAAGGTTATTTAAACGAATTAGCAAATAAATACAACGATAGGTTAGACACTTGCGCAAGAGCTTTAGGTCGTTTAATGAATTATAAAAGAAAATTGCATAACTTAGTCGGGTGAAATATTTAACGATACTTTTATTTCCTTTCATTATAGCCTTATTCTTTTTGGATAGGGCTGTTTTGCTTTTTATTTGGAATATTCCGAGTATAAGGTTCAAGAAGTGGTTGTTTAATGAGGTAGAAATGGGTAAAAGCATAGTTCGTGTTTTAGGTGGATTGATAGTTGTTTTATTTTGTTTATTACTATTTGTACTTGGACTCTAATCAATTTTTGAATGACCTTTACGCAGACCATAAACACTGGATTAAAGTTGTGCGCTCGTTTGGAGAGTATTATTTAGCTGAAGATATCGTTCAGGAAATGTATTTAAAGTTAGTAAAACACGAAAACAAAGAAAGATTTTACCGAAATGGAGTTATTTATAAAGGGTTTATTTGGATTGTTTTAAGAAATATGTATTACGACTTTGAGAAATCTAAACAAAGGCTGCAGAAAGTCGATATAACAGAAGCAATTCAGTTAGTTGATGAAAGTAGCTCATACGAAAAGACGAACGCTCAAAAGCAATTAGAAGTAAAAATAAACGAAACAGTAAACAGTTGGCATTGGTACGACAAACTATTATATGAACTTTACAGGGATACAGGAATGAGTACACGCCAAATACAAAAATGTACTGGAATAAGTTTTAAATCGGTATGGCAAACGTTAAAATACTGCAAGGATAGTTTAAAAATTGAAGTAGGCGAACATTATGAGGATTACAAAAACGAGGATTACGAATTAATAAAATAGATTATGAAATTTGTGAAAAATACAAAATATTATACTGGTGTTGTATTTGAATGGAATTTACCAACGGGACACACTTGCCCATTTGCAATGGAATGTTTAGTTAAAGTAAATAAAGAAACAGGTAAGTTTGAAAATAAAAGTAATGCATATCGTTGTTATGCTGCCAACCCTGAAAGGTTTCCAGCTGTTAGAAACCATAGATGGAATAATTTTGAATATGTTAAAAATGGAAATAAACCAATTTTACCAAAAGATTGTAAAGCAGTAAGAATTCACGCAAGTGGAGATTTTTTTAATCAGGAATATTTTGATTTATGGTTAGATATTGCAAAAGAAAACCCTGATGTTGAATTTTGGGCATATACTAAGAGTTTAATTTATTGGGTTAATAGAATAAATGATATACCAAATAATTTAGTTTTAACAGCGAGTTATGGCGGGAGGAATGATAATTTAATAAAAGAATATAATTTAAAACATTCAATAGTAATTAAAGAAAAAAAAGATGATTTACCAATAGACTATAACGATGATTACGCAAGGATGAAAGACGTAAATTTTTACTTATTAGATAATTTTAAAAAATAAAACATGGCAAGAAAAAGACGAACAAAAGCTGAAATATTAGCAGCTGAAAGCAAAGGGTTAGGAGATACCGTTGAAAAGGTACTCGAAGTAACTGGAGTAGCAAAGGTTGCTAAATGGTTATTAGGTGAAGATTGTGGATGTGATGAGCGCAAAGCAAAGTTAAATGAGTTGTTTCCTTACAGAAAGGCGAAGTGCCTGGAACAAGCTGAATACGATTGGTTAAAAGAATGGTTTGACAAAAAGGCGGAAGCCATAAAACCAAGTGAACAAAAAACAATACTTGCAATTCATAGTAGAGTTTTTGGAGTACGTAACGAACCAACTTCATGCGGAAGCTGTATTTTGGAAAGAGTAAACCAATTAAAACAAGTTTATAACACTTACGAAAACACGAACGAAAATTGAGCATAACATTAACCAGCGATTACTATATTGTATTTATGAATCCAAGTAAACATAAACAAGATTGGAACGCTCTAAGGTTAATAATGAAAGTAGCAGAAATAAACTACTGTGTTTTTATAGACTATGAAATTTATTCTTTAGAAATACACGCAGTAACAAAAGACGAATTTAACACATATCAATATAATTCTAATTAAATGAAGTTAGTAAAGATAAGCGAGGTTAAACCAAACCCAAAGAACCCAAGAATAATAAAAGACGGAAAATTCCATAAGTTAGTTAAGTCTATCCAAGAGTTTCCTGATATGTTAAATAAACGCCCTCTAATCGTTTTTACAGACGTAGATAATAAATACGTAGTCTTAGGTGGTAATATGCGCTTAAAAGCGTGTAAAGAGATAGGATTAAAAGAAATACCTATTATAATAGCAGACGAATGGACTGAGGAACAAAAAAACGAATTCTTAATTAAAGATAATGTAGGTTTTGGTGAATGGGATTGGGATAGTTTAGCAAATGAATGGGATGTAGAACAATTAAATGATTGGGCTTTAGAAATTCCTAATTATAGTTTAGGTTTAGATGTTAATAATATGACAGAAGAAGATATTGACATTGAAGAAGAATTTGACCCAATAGGAGTTAGTTCAGGATTAAGAAGAATATCTGTAATTTTTGATGATGATAATGAAGCTGAAAAATGGTTATTAGAATTTAATTTTCATTCTAAATTAGAAAAAATTGGTGCGTCATGGAGAATTAATTATAGTAAGAAATTAGGAATGTATGAGTAATAAATTTCCAATATATATAATTTCTAAAGGTAGATATGATAAAACACTAACAGCAGATATGTTTGAAAAATCTTCAATAAATTATTTAATTGCAGTAGAACCACAAGAATATGAACAGTATTGTAAAAAATTAGGTATTAATAGGGTTTTAAAATTACCTTTTTCAAATTTAGGATTGGGGAGTTATCCTGCAAGAAACTTTTGTTGGGAACATGCCAAATTAAATGGATATAAATATCATTGGTTATTTGATGATAATATAAGACACATCAGAAAATGGATTAATGGTAAAAAACAAATAATAAAAAATATCTTAGAATCATTGAACTATATAGAAAATTATGTAGTTAAAAATAATATAGATATTGGTGGTTATGAATATGCCACATTTAGTCAAAAAGTTCCTTTAAGACCTTTTAAGCATAATTGTCATGTATATTCTGCAATGCTAATAAAAAACGAATTAACATATCGTTGGAGATTAAAATATAATGAGGATGTTGACTTATGTTTGCAAGTATTACATAATGGTGGTACTACAATAGCTTCTGTATATTACACGCAAGATAAAGTATCAACAACAGTTAAAATGAAAGGTGGAAATCAAGATGAGTTATATAAAAATAATGCAAAGGAAAAGAAAATTTTAAAAGCAAAAATGCTTGAATCTGTATGGCCACAATATGCAAAAACAGTAATTAGATTTAATAGACCACATCATTTTGTAGACTGGAAAGTATTTAAAAAAAAGTAACTATATTAAAAAGAATAATTATATTTACAAAAAACAATTATGGAAATAGGTCAAAAAGTTACTTGGAAAATAGATGAAAAAACTTATGAAGGTTTATTTATGCAAATAACTAACAATGGAAAAGCAGAAATTATTTGTTATTTAATGAATAATATTAATTGTCGTTTAAGAGTTTTTGTAGAACTTAATCTTTTAAAATAAACAACGAATAAACAACGTACAATGGCATACGATAAAAAAAAGATATACGAACAAGCAAAAGAAATGATTGTTAAACACCGATTGTTTTTTTTTGATGATATTATAGCCTACCTTCCTATTTCCTCCAGTACATTTTATGCTTGGGAAATGGAAAAATCGGAGGAGCTAAAAGAATTATTAAACCAAAACAGAACTGAGTTAAAAGTTTCAATGCGTTCAAAATGGTATAAATCAAACGCACCAGCTTTACAAATGGCGTTAATGAAACTGATTGCTTCACCTGAAGAGTTACGTAAATTGGCAATGAACCACACGGTAACCGAAGAAGCTGAAAAACCTATATTTAATAAACTTGATATAGATGTTGACTAAAACAACAGCACAAAAAAAAATAGCACAATTAAAAAAAAGAATTAGAATTATTCAAGGAGGCACGTCAAGTTCAAAAACGTTTACAATACTTTCTTTTTTAATTCAATACGCTATTGATAACCCGAACAGCGAAATATCGGTAGTTGCTGAATCAATACCACATATTAAAAGAGGAGCGTTAAAAGATTTTATAAAAATAATGCGATGGATAGGTAATTTCAACGAAGGTAATTTCAATCAGTCAAGTCTTACATACCGATTTAATAAAGGTAGTTATATTGAATTTTTTAGCGCAGACCAACCCGACAAATTAAGGGGTGCAAGGCGTGATATTCTATTTATAAACGAATGTAACAACGTAAACTTTGAAAGTTTCCAGCAGCTTAATATTAGAACAAAGAAATTTGTTTACTTAGATTTTAATCCTACCAGCGAATTTTGGGTACATACTGAACTAAAAGACGAACAAGACAGCGACTTCTTAATTCTCACGTACAAAGACAACGAAGCTCTTGACAAGTCAATTATTGACCAAATAGAAAAGAACCGAGAAAAAGCAGCTACAAGCACTTACTGGGCTAATTGGTGGCGTGTATATGGCTTAGGTGAAATAGGAATGCTTGAGGGTGTTATATTCAGCAACTGGAAACAGATTGATAGTATTCCAAGTGATGCGCGATTGATAGGAATTGGACTTGACTTTGGTTACACGAATGACCCTACAGCAGCAGTTGAAGTTTATACATGGAACGGACAGAGAATACTTAATGAACTTGTATACCGTACAGGAATGATAAACAGCGACATAGCTAAAGTGTTACCTGATAACGTACCGATATACGCCGATAGTTCAGAACCTAAGTCAATCGAAGAAATAAGAAGATACGGAAAGACGATAAAAGGCGTAACAAAGGGTAAAGACTCAATAAACTTCGGTATTCAAATAATGCAAAGTCAAGAGTATTTAGTAACATCAAACAGCACCAACCTAATCAAAGAATTGCGCGGTTATATTTGGGACACTGATAAAACTGGCGTTCGTTTAAACAAGCCTATTGACTTCAACAACCACAGTATTGACGGATTACGTTACCACGAAATGGAAGTTTTAGGGGTAAACCCTCATTATGGTCAGTATTTTATTCATTAATTTACATAAATGACAGATGACCTACCGATGATGGTGCACATAGTTGAGAAATTCATCTTAGAAAAGAAAGGTATTAGGGTTAAAATAGTGTTTGATGACCCCATGAAAATACGAATCCACACAAAAATGTTAGGCCAAGCCTTTGATATTGCCTTAGCTTACTACAATTATCAAATCTAAAGTTATATAAATATGAAAACGGAAATAGTAATTCCAACAACGCTTAATGAAATACCATTAATGAGCTATCAAAAGTTCATGAAATTGGTTGAGGGGTCAAACGATGAAGAGTTAATAGCACAAAAGTCTATTGAAATTTTCTGCGGTTTAAATATGCAAGACGTACTCAAAATAAAATGGAGCGATGTTGTTGGATTGGCTAATCATTTTAACGAATTATTCCAGCAAAAGACAGACTTTAAAACCACGTTTAAAATAAAAGACATGGAGTTTGGATTCATTCCTAACTTAGAAGATATGAGCTTCGGTGAGTACGTAGACTTAGACCATAATATAGGCAAAGTTGAAAGTTTCCATAAAGCAATGGCAGTTTTATACAGACCGATAACCAAAAAGACGAAACAAGGCACCTACGAAATAATGCCTTATTCTGGAACCGAGGAATTTTCAGAGTTAATGAAATACGCTCCTTTGGATATTGCAATGGCTGCTTCGGTTTTTTTTTATCATTTAGGAAACGACTTAGTTCAAGCTTCGCTTACCTCTTTGGAGCAGGAGATGAAGAAGAACAAGGAGTTGAACACGACTATTCAGAACGGACTCAGTTCAATAAGCAGTGGGGATGGTATAATTCAATCTATGCACTCGCTAAAGGAGATGTTACAAAGTTTGATGAAGTTACCAAATTGGGAATACGGAAGTGCCTTACCTACCTTACTTACGAACGACAAAGAACTGAAATTGAAAATAGAGAATTAAAAAGAAAATTTAAAAATGGGTAACTATTATAATTTATTAGACACTTTAAAAGGACACTTCGATAATGATGCGTTCATAAACACGGTAACAGAGGGTGACATTTTCGCAGTTGACTTGTCTAAGCAAACTATTTTTCCTTTGGCTCATATTATTGTTAATTCAAGTTCAATTGAAAATAATATCATTCGTTTTAATGTAAGCATTCTTTGCATGGATATCGTTGACATCTCAAAAGACGAAGACACAAACACGTTTATAGGAAACAACAACGAACAAGACGTTTTAAATACAATGTTCGCAGTTCAAAATAGGCTTTACGAAAGCTTAAGACGTGGGGAGTTGTTTAGCGATAATTTCATGGTTGACGGCAACGCAAGTTGTGAGCCATTTGCTGAAAGATTCGAAAACTATTTAGCAGGTTGGACAATGACACTCGACATTTTAGTTCCTAACTCAATGACTATCTGCTAATGAGTGAAACACTAAAAGCCTTAGAAAAATTCCGTGACGAAGTTGTAAAAGGCGCAAAAGCAGAACTTAAACGCCAAAACAAAGACACGTCTGGAAAACTATCCAGCTCAATACAAGGCGAAGTAAAAGAGTTTAAAAACTCAATAGGTATTTATTTTGACATGGAGGATTACGGAAACTTTCAGGATAAAGGGGTTTCTGGTAAGTTTAAAAAATACAATACTGAATACAGCTATAAATCTAAAATGCCGCCTCCAAGTAAATTGGATAAGTGGATAGTTCGTAAAGGAATCGCACCGCGAAATGTAGCAGGTAAATTTCAGTCAAGAAAAGGATTACAATTTGCGATTGCTAAAAACATATTTAAGTTTGGAATCAAACCGAGCTTATTCTTTACTAAGCCATTCGAGAAAGCATTTAAAAAGCTTCCTGATGTGTTAATAGATAAATACGGATTGGATGCAGAAACGGAGTTGAATTCAATATTAAATCAAAACTTAAAAAATATAAAATGAGTATTTTTGCACGTTCACCTTATATAGTAACAATAGCCGAAAGCGGTCAAGAAGGTTCAAAGATAGAATTAAGATTATGGAACGGAACTGGCTCAGCACCAACCGACCCGACTTATGTGTTATCTAAATTAATTCCTGCTTCAAACAACGTAAACACGTATTATAATATTTCGCCTTACATTCGTGAATACATATCATTTGAGCAAAGGCAAACAGTGTATTCATCAAATGCAACAACGCCAACAACTCAATGGTGCAACGTAGAAATAAAAAGATACAAATTAGACGGTGGAGTTTACACGCTTTTAAATACGGTAACAGAAAAAGCTTATGATGGTTTTGGGTATTACGAACAAGGGTATAATCCAAGTTTAACGAATGATATTTTACACGATGAGGGAACGTTTTATTATGCTTATGATGCGACCAAAAATCCAAGTACTAATGAGAATTATAGAAGCAATTTTATAACGGTTAGAAATACAGCTACATGGAAAGCAAAGTACACTAATTTAAGCACAAACGCTAATCAGGGTTTTAATTTAAGCACTGGTGGTGCAATACAAGATGTTCCAAAAGTATGGAGCACGTATTACGCTGATGGAAACAAATTAGAGATATTAACAGCTTCGGATGTTGTTTTATGGACGGGATATTTTTTACCTTATTTAAATTGTAGATATACGCCTATTTTATGCGACTTTGTAAACAAGTATGGAGGTTGGCAAAGGACGTGGTTTTTCGGTGCTTCTAATGACACGTTAAGCGTTGAAAAGACGGATTATAATTTAATGCAAGGAGCTTTCCCCAATTACAGCACTTTAGTAGGCCAAAAAAAATCATTCAACGTAAACGGCAAAAAAACAATTAAAGTAAATACAGATTGGGTGCGTGAGGATTTTAAAGAAATTGTAAAGCAGTTAATGTTGAGTGAAAGAATCTTACTTAATTCTTTGCCCGTAAAACTAAACACGCAAAGCACGGAATTATTTCAAAACATAAACACGAAAATGATTAACTACCAAATGGAGTTTGAATTTGCTTACAACGCAATTAACAACGTAATATGAAACGGATAGTCGGTTTATTTATTGAGGGTGTTCAAGTAGAGTTATTCAACGATGAACAGATTAACGTAATTTCCAGCGTTCAGAATATTTCGGATATATCAAAAGTATTCACCGACTTTTCGCAGAGTTTCACCGTTCCTGCTTCACCTCATAACAATGAGATATTTGAACACTTTTATCAATCGGACGTAAACCCAACAATAGATCCTAATATAAGGCGTTCAGCATTTATAGAAATAGACCTTACTTTTTTTAGACGTGGTAAAATACAACTTGAAAAGTCTAACTTAAAAAACGGACAAGTAGAAAGCTACACTATAACATTTTATGGTGATATACTTGCGTTAAAAGACAAGTTTGGTGAGGACAAATTAAAAGACTTAGATTACAGCGATTTAGAATTTGCCTTTACTGGAACTAATATTTATAATAGAATAACTGACACGGTAACAGATTTTGATGTTCGCTATCCGTTAATTGCCAACACG